TTTATAAGCCCTCGCCCCTCTTTTTTCTGATGTTTTGACATAAAACCGCTATGCGTGAAACCAGCATCTGGCGACGTTGCTACTCTTCTGGGATAGAAATTATCTCGTTAATCATTATGGTATGCGACGAGATCCTACTATTCTCTAAGTGTATGGAATAATCGAGTTTGCAGCAGAGGGGGGTCGAGGACCTCGGAGGATATGCCCCACTTCTCGAACATTTGGCTACGGGAAAAGAGGTCGTTTTGTGGTGGATACTTCCGAAAATCCTATGGCGAGATCGAGGCCTGGGGGCACCACTCCCCAGGCCGATCAAGCCTTCCTGAACAAGGCCGCAGGCGGGTTCAACGTCTGCGAGACGGCATCGTCGTCGTACCAGGTGGATGACGTAATCGTTGTCTGGTAGGCCGTTCACCTACCTTTCGATTTAGTCATCCTTTCGGATGCCAAAAGATGATAGTGGCGACCGCCTACAAAAGCGTTTCTTATGTAACCGGCTGCTCGAAAATGGAGGAGTGGGTTACATAAGAATACGAAAGGACGCCCGCCAGGTGCCGATTGTGGAAGATATCGAAGGCGGGCGGTGGGGCCGATCTCGGCTTCCGTTGAATCATCGGGCCTGAGGTCGGTCGGTTTTTTAAAGGTCGCCATGCGCTATAAGCTTTCCTGTGCGCTATTTAATAGCGCAACATCTCAAAAATACATTAGCTGACGTAAGATTTAAATGCTTGCAAACGATTCTACTCATATCGAAAAAGGCGCATCATAATAGTTACTCCCGGGAGGTTGTAACTCCCGAGAGATGCTAGGTGCGTTGTCCTGTGGAGGAGGACAAAGCATGGATGATAATAAGCTGATCAACTATTTATCAGCTTCCGATGAGGTCGGAAGCGGTATCGGCGACGACCATATCCAGGTTTTTGAGGCTGGCGTTCGCCACGGGCTTAGACAAGCCCGAGAGGCCGGAAACCACGATATAAAGCTTATTTCGGCTTTAGAATCTGTTTTAATCGATCTTCGTTATCTCGTCGAAGAGGTCAATGGCCTGCTAGAAGAGGCGGACGGAGAGTTATCACAAGAAGGACAACCTCCTTTTATAGCGGCTGACAAGGCGGCCAAGGTACTCGACGAGGTGGTCGTGTGACTCCGCCCGTATCCGCCGCGCACGAGGGGGCGAAAGCTGGACATGCCGCCGAGGCCCTAGGGCTACTCGCGCTCATGGCCAAGTCCGAGATCGAGAACCCCTTAACTCAGTTTTTCCCGCCTTGCTTAGAGGATCTTTGGGTGGGCGGATGTCCGAACAAGTCGACGGCGCGGAAGCTGGCGCGGGCGGTCTGTTTGTGGCTCAAAGGCCATTGGAAGTCCGAGGGAAAGGACTTCCTCACGGCGAGGGGCTTCGAGGTCATCGAGAAGATGGAAGAGTGGGATACCCGGAATGCGGATCCGCTCGGCGAGGAGGAGATCAACAAGCTCGTTATGGAGGTCCTGCACGGCGCCAGGACGACCATAAGCTGTGACGAGCTGAAAGAAGATCTGGTCCTGAGCTTCTACTGCCATGAATCAGACTGCTATTATAAACGGGCGGTGGACCAGGCCGCAACTCGAAATATCGAGTTTGGCGACGTCGTCGTCTACGACGATAAGGGGCGGCCTAAGTTCTCGCCGGATCTGGCGGCGGATGCCCTCATCAACGCCTTCGAGATCATCACGACGCCAGATAAGAAGATCTGGGTCTACAGCGCCGGCATATTCGAGCCCATAGGCGCCTACCTCGTCGGTAAAATCCTGGATAGGGTGGCCGGCGACCTCCTTACCATCAAATCATTGAAGGAGACCCTGGAGAAGGTGTACTTCAGGACGAAGGAAGAGTACGAGATCTTCGACTCGGACCCCTACCTCTTTTGCGTCGAAAATGGCGTTATCGACATGAGGCGGGGGCACGCTGGATTCAAGCCCCATGACCCAAAATATCGGAGGACCTGGAAAGCTCCTGTACTCTACGATCCTGAGGCCCGGATGGTGGAGGGCGAGAAGTTCCTCGACTCTTCTCTTGATGCTGATGGAAGGAGGACGTTTCTGGAGATCCTGGCGGCGAAGACAACGGGGCTTAACTTCGAATACTTCAGCCCTTGGATAGGCAGGGGCCAAAACGGGAAGACGGTGGCTGAGGAGTGGATCAGAGCCTTCTGGGGCGATGGTCAGGTTACAGAGGCTGAAGTCTCCACCCTGGGGAAGAGGAGGTTCGATCTTTGGGAGCTGAAAGGAAAGAGCTTCCTCATCAACTCAGAGGTCGAAGGCGGAAGGTCCGAGATCAGATGGATAAAGCACATCAGCGGCGGCGGGAAGGTCACAGCAGACCGGAAGCATACCGACCACGTATCTTTTAGGCCCCATTGCTTCATTATCTACGATTGCAACCGACCGCCACGATTCGACGACAACACCCACGCCTTTAATCGGAGGATCGCCCCTATCCTGTGGCCCTATTCGTTCGTCGATGAGCCTATAGAGGCTTATGAGATGCGAAGAGACCCGGACGTTCTCGCGAAGATTACGAGGCCTGAAGAGCTGTCGGGCCTCTTGAACGCCCTCATCGAAATCGCCCCGAAGGTCATCGAGACGAGGACTATTCATAGGGTGGCATCCGGTGTGAAGATAGCTGAAGCCTATGACATGAAGGCCGCATCAGGGGATATCTTCTGGGACAGGTTCGTCGAAGGCGATCCGGGCCGATCTGTCTCCTCGAAGTGGCTTTATCAGAAGTATGAAGAGTTTTGTCAGATAGTCGGTGCCTCGCCGATCCGAGACAGAGACTTTAACAGCATCGGTCGCAGGCTCAAGTACTCGAAGGGGCGAGAGAATTCTCCAGCAGGACGTATTCAGGTCTGGCAGAACTGCGATTTTAACGAGGATTCATGGAATGAGTTTCTCTTGGAGTGGACCAGCAATGGACCAGCAATGGACCAGCATAAATCGATAACAAGACCAGCAAGACCAGCAAGACCAAGCAATCCTATTAATTCCATAGAGGAAACTGAAGACATAGAAAGTCCTGAAATTCACTATAATAAGGTACACGATTCTGCCGGTCTTGCCGGTCCTGCTGGTCCAGATAGCGATTCTTTCTGTCCAGCTGACCGGCATATGCTGGTCCAAAATAGACCAAGTACCATCTCCGAGAATCTCGCCGAGGCAGCCAGACGGGAAGCTGAGCACCTGGAGCACTTCAAGACTCCAGCAGAACCGGCCCCCCAGAAGACTTACATCGTCCTGGAGGACGTGCCAACGTTTACGGACGGGTTCAAGCGATGGGCTCTGAAGAAGAACGATCTCGTCTCGGGCCTTCCTGATCTCCAAGCAAAGATCTTGCGAGATAAGGGGATCATCCGGGAGGTGGGGGCTTGAAACAAACCCTCCTCTCCGACTGGACTTCTATTAGAGCGAAGGTATTTGTAGGCAGAAATGCTTCATCTTCTGGGGAAGGGTACTTGACCAATTACGATATGATTATCGCCGTAACAAAAGAAGGCGAGGAAGTCACGTTTTCAGAGATAAATAGGAGGGTACAGTCTCGATTTGGCCGTGTCTCCGACAAATCTCTTAAAAACGTGCTTAATCGAGCCGTAAAACGTGGTGAATTTTTGAAAACTCGGGGGCGGGCCAACCGGTTCCGCCGCTCTTCCTCCACATGACCGCCCCCGACTCCTCCCCCTTCCCGATGATCTGGGGGCGCCACCATGCCCCCATTTCTCCCAAAAAAGCGGCCCGATGCCATACGGGCCGCTCCATTCCCTCTTACGGGGTGGTCCTGAGTGAGTAAAGGCGGCCCTGTCTCGCCGGAGGAGGAGAAGGCGATCCTCGAAGCTCTGAAGGCGGGCCGATCCGTCCGAGACGTAGCCGACGAATTCGACAGAGCGACAGGGACCATATCTAACATAGCCGCACGAAATGAACTCGATTTGGGTGAACGTTCAGCAACGAAAAAGGCGGCTCTTATCAAGTCCTGTTACGCCGCCGAGGACAGGATCAAGCTGATAGGCGAGGCCCTGAACAAAGGCAGGGAGCTTCTGAAAGCCTGCGATAACCCCCGCGATTTTCAGTATTTGATGACCGGCTTTGCGATCGGTATCGATAAGCGGCGGCTGGAAGAGGGGCCGGGCCACGGCGACAAGTCGGGCGAGATCACGAAGCTTTTCGAAAAGATGGAATCCGGCGAGGCCGAGGACGGGGCGCCCGTGGGCGCGGATTCTGGCGGCGATAATCCAGGTGATGATAATTGACTAGCTATCAAATCCCTGTCGGCAAACAGCGCGACTTCTGCCTTCATTCTGACGCTGGAGTGAATCTAGCCTATGGTGCGATACGTAGCGCAAAAACTGTCGGAGTTAATACCCGTTGGCTCAAGGCGATCCATGAAGCCGACGAGAACACGAACCTGCTGATGGTAGGTAAGACTCTCGGGGCCTTGGAGCGCAATGTCCTGGTCCCCCTCGCCCGGATGGTGGGGCCGTCAAACTTCCTCTATAAGCGATCCCTCAAGCGGGTTTGGATCTATGGCCGCGAATGCTGGTGCGAAGGGGCCAACGACGCCAGCGCCTATCAGAAGATCGAAGGCGAGACCCTGCAGAAGGCCTACGTCGATGAGGGGTCCCTTTGTCATCAGAGCTTCTGGGATATGCTGATCACCAGGCTCTCCGAGGACGGCTCTGAGCTTTTCGCCACGTCGAACCCCGGCCCGCCTACTCACTACCTTAAGAAGAGATGGATCGACCGAGAGGGCGAGATCGACCTCAAGAGCTGGCATTTCACTCTTGATGATAACCCCTGGATATCGGACGCATACAAAGAGGAGCTGAAGAGACGGTATGCCCCCGAGACCTCGATGTTCTATCAGCGGTTCATCAAGGGCCTGTGGGTGAGCGATGAGGGGGCGGTCTTCAAGAACTTCGACCCGTCGGTCCATTGCGTCCCCTGCCTGCCAGATGGAAGGCTGGATGAGCTGAGGGTGGCCGTGGATGTGGGCGCGACGCATCCCAGCGGCTTCCTGAAGGCTTACAGGATCGGCCAGGACTGGTATGTCGCCGGAGAGTACAGGAAGGCCGATAAGACCCCTGTGGCCCTCTCCCAGGATCTCAAGAGGTTCGTGGGGGGCCAATTCGCATCTTCTATCGATGTGGACCCCAGCGCCAAATCTCACCGCCTCCAGTTCATGGCCGACGGGATCAGCCCGATAACCCCGGCTGATAATGACGTTTTGAATAGTATTCAAAGAATAATTAACGCCCTTGAGATGGGGTGGCTACATTTCGTAGGCCCGGCAACTCCGATGTTACAGGAAGAAATGACGGCCTATCGATGGGATGACCGGGCGACCGAGAGAGGCGAGGACAAGCCGATCAAAGAAAATGACGATCTGATCGATTGCCTTCGCTACCTGGTCAACAGGATCGCCAAAAGCCGCCGGGGTGTTGAAACGAGGAGGTCAGGATCATGACCGTATTCACCACGTTAGATTTTCTGAAGCCCGGCGCGAAGTGGCCGCCGGATAAAGACCGGCTGGCTCGATATGCAAAGAACCGGCTGCTGCTGGAAGGAGATCACGATCTCGTCTTCGCCGGCTTGAACGAAGACGACGCCCCCCGGATCATCAAGATGCGTGTCAACTGGTTCAAGCGGATCATGACCCTATTTGCCGACCTGGCTGTGGGGAACCCTCCGGCAATCCGGGCCGACGAGAACCAGCAGGCGGGGCTAGATCGGATCATCGAAGGAAACGGCTTCCATCAGGTCGTCTATGGCCTCTTTGGCGACCTGATAGCCTTCGGCGACGGCGTCCTTAAGGTCCGATGGGATGGACGGCGGGGCATCATATCGAGGATCGACCCCCGGCTCTGGTTCCCGGTGGTGGACCCTGACGACGTCGGGACCTTCAAGGCTCACGTCCTGGCATGGGATGTGACGCAGGGCGATGACAAGTACGTCAAGGTGGAGGTCCACAAGCCCGGACAGATCGAGCACCGGCTCTTGAAGCTCACCTCCGACGGCAAAGAGATCAAAGAGCCCGTCGACCTGGCCACCATCCCGAGATACGCCAGCCTGACGCCCGAGGAGGAGACGGGGGTGGCCGGCTTCCTGGTCTTCCCCTTCTCCAACCTGAAGGCAG